AATTCCTTCGAATTTCACTGTAGCCATTACTGCACCTCCGATACTACAAACACATGCTTTGTCCGCAGTTTCCGCTCAAAATCCACTCTGTATAAGGAGTTGCCTATCCGGATACGGTCAAACGCCTTTTTGTAATGCGTCTGTATCCGCACCGTCTTGCTTCCCTGCTTTATGGATCCGTATACAAGGTTCATTGTCTCTGTGCCGGTATCTGTCACACTGGCGTATATTTTCTCTTCTGAGACTATATCATCTCCATAATCCCCAGTAGCTTCGTCATACTCCCCAGGTACGATCGACTGAAAGAAAACTTCTGTATCACACCTCAAATAAATCTCACCCTTCCTCGTTTTGATTCTTTTTGTGAGTCAAGAAAAGCCTGTATTTCATTCATGAATCCATCAAAATCATTGTCATTGTAGGACATATTCTCTCCCTCAACATTGTGTGATGACATACCCTCGGAACCCAACCGGTTGAACCGGATCACTGCCACTTCCACGACAATGTGATTCATTTCTTGCGGTACTTCAATTCCTCTGAGCAGGAGCTTTAGTCGCCCCTGCACGGATTTAAGAATCAACTCCAGTTTCGGATCAAGAGAATCATCCTCGATCCCCAGAAGCTTTTTTAAATCATCCAGTACACTTTTCATCCTGCGCATACTCTTTACCCCGTGATGGTTACTTTTACTACCGCCTTTTTGTTGTCATTCGGGATAAATTCTCCGGCTTTACCAGCTCCCTGCAGCGCTACACCGTCGAAATCCTCGGATTCGATTGTTCTCGCTGTGTTAATTCCGGTAAACGCTTTTGCAACTCCGGCAATATATGCATAGGCACATTCTTTAGACTGGAATAATTCATCCGGAATCTCCTCTACAAGGAATCCCTTGAACTTCACAACTTCATTGCCATCAATGTTTACAGTAGAGTTTTTAGCAGTCGTATTCAAAGGATGATCCACAACGGCATTGTACAGATCGGAACAAGCCTTAATTTTTTTTGTTCCAACTGCTTCAATATTATTGAAATACTTCGACAGCTCATTAAACAGCTTTAATACATTGTCTGCCGTATAATCAGTAACGCTTAAAGCTTTTCCGGAAGATGTGGAAATAAATTTTCCGTGCTGCTTGTTAAACTGCTTTGTCTTAGCCCTCGCCTGCAGTTCCAAGCGATCTGCCACTGCAACGTCAAAATCATTATTTACGGTGTGGCGGTCAATTCCCTCGTGGTAATTCCATCCCCAAGAGTAATTAACCGGCGTGTTCGCGTAGATAATCTCTTTTCTCTCCCCGAAACGGCTAGAGTTCCCTGTTCCCGTTCCAAACGCTTTCGTAGCTGTTTTATCGTACCCAGTTCCAACCACAACCGGAATGTCTGATGTTTTTACATAAAAGGCTGTTTCATTTTCTCTGACTCCATCCAGTGCCTCAAGTTCGCCGCCGAAAAAATCCGCGAAATAAGACATCTTTTTAAATACTGCCTGCAAAAGGCTTTTAAACTCAAGCTGGTAGCTTCTTACCGGCATATCATTGTTGTCTCCTGCCGCAAATAACTGTAACATCATAAATTCTTTATTCTTCATCTTCACATTCTCCTTTATTTATACTTTGCAAGTCTCTTTTCGAATTCAGACATTGGACTTCCTGAGTTCGTCATGGTTTTTGGTGTAGATCCGGTTGCTCTGGCGATCTCGGCTTTCTTAAGCTGGGATTCCACGATTTTCATCAGAGTGTCAATTCTTGCATTGGTATCTGCTTCATCAACTCCAACAACAAAATCAAGAACATCCTGCGTTGCTTCGATACCTTTCTCCACAAGCACTCCTGCCGCATTTCTGGAAAGCTGATTCCTTACAGATTCTGCCTGCAATCTCTCATTTTCTTTTTTTAGCTTATCCATCTCATACTGCTGTTTCTGCTCTGCATTCATTTTTGCAACTTTAGCTGCTTCTTCCGCTTTCTGATCAGCATCTTCCTGCCATTTCACTTTTGCATTTCCAAGCGCCGTTTCGATTGCTTTATTGACCCGTCTGTCAAATTCTGCTTGGTTCTTCCCATCCTTTAAAAAGTCCTCAAACGTGTTGCCGGAAGCTCCATTACTTTCCTCGTTGCCCTGTGTTTCTCCACCGTTTGCGCCGGATCCATTGCTTTCTGCCCCAGTTCCTTCGTCTTCGGCAAATAACTGTAATGCCATAAATTCTCTAAATTTCATATCTTTTCCTTTCTGCCCCAGTCCATCCACTGTCCAGACCGTTGCTTTAAAATATTTTTCCGGTTCTTTACCGCCTACCGGAAAAAGGCATAAAAATAACACATATCTCTATGTGCTAATGTCTTACTTATTCGATTTTACAGTAACGCCTGTACCTGTTCTTTTAAGCTCTCCGGTACATCATCAATTGTCAAGTGTCCACCTTTGATTCTATTTGCCAAAAACTGTGCCATCATTTCACCTCCGCTTCCATCGTTGCTAAAATCAGTTCCTGTACCGCCTGATCTGTGACTTCCTGCGCCGCCTGTGTTGCTTTCAAGTCGTTCTGTAATTTCCCATAGGCGCTCATTCCGTCATCCACTGCTTCGTATTCTTTGATTACATTTTCTTCTGTCTCTGTATATCCAACAAAGACAAGGTTACTAAATCCCTCTGGTTTCTCTTCCTTGAGCGGTTTGTAGCCCTCTTTTTTGATGGAGCTGATTCTCACAGTTCCGTTTTCCATGATTTTTGCGTAGTTCATATTACTTCTCCTTTCGGTATGTTACTTTAATATCGGGGTCAAGCTCCCCTCCGTCCACTGTTATGACTGTGGTAGGGTAGTAGGTTTTTAAGGCTCGGATAGCGTTTTGCTCGGATTGTGGGAGGGGGACGAATTCTTCGGAATCGCCCTTATACAGAACGTGCAATGGATTATCTGCCAAATACTGTTTATATGCATCCAGTGTAAGTTCCACCTCTTCTGGGAGAGTTATACATAGGATTCCTAAATTATTTATAGTAATACCTGTATCTTTTTTGTATCCTACACTGGAATAGTCATATCCTAACAATTCAGAGCAGAACGGTACGGCTATTGGGAAAGTAATGTCTGTCCTATAAAATATTTTAGACGCAGGTTGAATTGACCACTTTCCAGTTTTTCCGTCAATCGTTTCATTCACGGAATTATACAACCACCCGATCTGTCCGTCCTGCTCTACCAGTCTGTCCCATTTTGTAATAGGGCGGTCGGATGTGAGGGTGAGTGTTTGTTCTTTGTAGGGTTCATATTCAGTTAATGTCTCTCCTAATTCGATTTGAATGTCCATTTCTTTTAGGATGTTTACATCCTCACTCCGATAAAAAAATATGACATAAAAAACCCCATCATCTTTAGTCGTTATTTTTACGGAGTTTACATCATTGTTAAATGCTAACGCACCACCATAATATATGCCGTTGTTAATCGCACCGTTGACATTTAAGCTTTTCCTTTTTGAGACTGTATACGTGGTATTCGGTTTTACCTTAAAAGTTGCATATTTCCAGTAGGTAGCATCTCCCTCTTTGTTCTGATAGTTTTCGCTTTCTGCGAAATAATTAACATCAAAAAGATTCTTTCCTACTACTTTCACATCAACTTCATACTTCTGTTTCTCCTCATTCCACTTCCCGACACTCTTGATTTCCTGCGGATATTCTGGGCTTGGAGATGGCTTGCCTCCTGTGTAGGGTTCGTATGGGATTTCTGTACTTCCTTCGGATAAAATGATATCTGCTTTCGATAGATATTCTTCTTGTAATTCTGGTGTACTATTTTTATTTAATTTGAATACAATTTGACCGCTTTCTCCTGTGACAATGGTTGCACTTTTTTTATCAGTGCTTGTGAAAAGCACAATCTTTCCATTAGCTGCAGTATTGTCATATTTTTCTTTATTGCCAATAAACATTACTGTGGCATCCATACTTGGCGACATTCTATTTTTAAATATCGTCATACGGTATGATGTATTTGGCTTTAATTGCAGATACTTTCTCCTGTAACCAGCACCCTCATCCGCATAAGTGCTTATATCCACAAAATCCTTATAATTAAAGAGATTCAAACCTTTTGTAGAGAACTGATCCGTCTTCCCACCAAGCTCCAACCTCTCAAGCGGCGCATCCAAGCTGTTCGGAAGTACCAACATCCCTGCCCCCTCTAGCTCTACTTTATCGTAGTTCGGTGGCTGCGGAGTGGAGATTCCAAGAGGGCAGATCATATCCACTCCTATGATTCCTGTTCCATCTACCATTTTAAGCATTGTACTTCTACTCCTTTTTCGCTGGTTGCTGTGGGGATGATCTGGACGATGTTGCTCCCTGCGTAGTAGTTTTTATTCCGAATCACGGTTTGTGCGGTCTGCGCCGGAATCAATGCACTTTCTTCCTTTGTTGCGCTTTCTTTCAGTGCAACATACACATCACCATCTGTAAAATTCTTCACAAGGTATTCTTTCCCCTCATGCGCAAATTCCAGAATCAGTGCCTGCTCACTTGTTGTTGCTGCTCTGATAAAAGTCTCTGTTTTACCCATATTTTCACCTCACTTTCACATATTCCGGAAATTCCTCTGCAATTAAGCAGATGCCAACGAAAAAGGAATCCACCAGAGTTTTTGATTTCTCTGACAGATTCCTGTATTCTATCTCAGCCTTTCCGGGAGATATTCTGTATTCTATTTCATCATCCGTTAAGTCATCAATCGACTGAATCAGCGTCTGTGTAAGCGCCGTAACACCAGCACAAACAATGTCTTTTCCATATTCAGCGTACCCGGCGTGTCCAGAGATTTCAATTCGCACTGGACGGATTCTCACCTCAATCAAATTACATCACCTCCAAAATGCGCATAAAAATACCATCAGCCCGCTCGACCGATGGTATTACATTGCTTCAATTTCTACTTCTTTTACTAGATCGTTTAACGACTTTCCACTATAAAATTTATCATTCATAACTTTATCCACATTATCATACTCTTTCACGTCATCGCCATGCCACGCTTGATATGTCGGAACATAATTATGAACTTCAACTGTCACTCCCGATGCCAATCCTTTGTAAAAGAAAGAAATATCATTGCAACACTCAGATAAAATTTGTCTTAATTCATCTTTATTCATAATATATCGCCATTCTCCTTTCTTTCCTCTTTGCTTAATTCGCGAGTTGTCTTATTCTTCAGTCTACCATCATCTCCCCATGTATAATCATGTACGTGTTCCCCATGTTCTCCATAAGGGTGCTGCTTTGGATTCCCATGATCGGTTGTGTGGATATCTTTAGATTTTAATTTCGACTCTCCGTAAAAAGCTCTTACATCTACTTTCCCATCTTTTCCAATGTGATCTATTACCATTCCTGCCTCTGCCATTTTAGGCGTTCCAGAATGTCCGCTGACTGTTTTATCTGCTACCTCTACCTTAACACCCTTAGAT